GGGAGATGGACTTATTTAAGTCCGGACGTTAAGTGTTCAAGATATTATGATACTTTGCGTGATCGTTAAAAGGAGGATTGCCCACCCTTCTCAGATCATTCAAACCATATAGTATATCTTTATGCGAAGACTTCCAACTAGGTAGTTAGCTGCCATCGCGCTATCTTTTTATTCCAAATTGGCAACATTAATAATGAAACCAAGATAAAAACGGTAAGTAAAAACCGTGGATTGCATTATGCAGAGGATGCTCTCTTCAGAGAGTTGAGTCTGCGTTCTGCGTGGCAAGACACATGGGTTCTGAGATTGACTTCGGTCATCTTAGATCCACTTGTGTGTGTACCAGTTCCTGTCTCATTGGAGAATGGAACCGTCAGCATCTTTGTCAAAAAGAATTTTGTTCTTACGACAAAGGAATTAAGAAACATCAAGAAGTCCAACAAGAAGTTGGTCTTCGGCCACAAGTCTTTTAGTGGTAAGATGTCTCAGATTCTCCGCCAGCGAATTCTTGCTGGGGAATGCATTAAGAGTCTATGTATAGATCCTATAAAGGGTCGACATGTAGACGCCTGTCGTAACTTTGCCAAGTTATCACAGGCCTGGGGAGCTGCTTTAACAGTTTATACGGGACTGATCACCTTTCTTAAGGGTGAAAAACCGTTACACTGTGCAGTTCTCCGGAATCAGGGAAAAGTTGTGGTTAGGAGGTCATGTACCTCTTTTCCACTTCTAACTTTGTGGACTCATTTTATCAGGAATATTCCAGATGTAGATGAGTCGAAAATGGTCAAGATCTTGAAGGTTTCCCTTTGTGGGACCTTTGCTCAAAAGGCAAAACAAGAACTTCCCGAGGATTTTGAATCCAAGGCCATTCCACTAATGCCTATTTATATGCAACAGTGGGTAGAAAGTAAGTGCAAGTCATTTAATGATTTTGTCACTCTCTACTTCTCTCTTCAACAAGCAAAAGGTCTACTGACCCGAGTGCCCGATTCCTTCATTAATGAAGGTTTGAAGAAACACAAAGTTGGGATTTGTCGTCCTATGGAGGAGACGATTCCCAAAGATCCTGAATTGTACGAGAAGATGAAGAATTTTGCTTCATCCCGGTTTGGTGAATTTGTGAGTGAGAACTATAATCCTCATCTTACTAAAGTACCCAACCAGACGGCCTGTATAGGCACTTCTCGACAAAAGGGGGGGAACCTCGCTGCTTTAAAAGCAAAAGGTTCTTTCATCAACACTTCCGACCCGTATTTCCAAAGTCCCAAGGGACGAATGGAACCACTAGTCATTGGTCTCTTTGGAGGCCCAGGAAGTGGCAAGACTTCACGAATTCGTGAGATCTGCAATGCCCTCCGTCAGGAACTTTTCCCTTCAACTGCTGATGAGGATCTGGTTTATTCCAGGTCCTGTGCAACACAACACTGGGATGGTTATAGAAACCAGCCAGTAGTGATATTAGATGACTTCGGTCAAGATCACTGTCGTAAAGACGTTGTGGAATTCGCTCAACTGGTCTCAACTAACCAGTATATCCTTCCTATGGCTGATTTGGCCGAGAAAGGAACGAGCTTCACTTCACCGATCATAATTGTGACTTCGAATATGGATTTTGGGGATTCCCTTACCACAAACGCTATCACATTCTGTGAGGATCCTGCTGCAATCTGGAGACGATTTCATCTCCCATATGTAGTGGCGAAATTCCAAGATGGAACATCACAACTCCATCGTTTAGATTTGGAGAAAATTGACTCTGGTTACAATAATGTAAACTCAGGGACGGTTCTCTCATCTAGACAACACAGATATCGAGCCCGGTCAGTAGCAAGTTGTCTTCCACATAAGGAGGCAAAAAACTGGCTACCTATGACCAGGCTTAGTTATGAGATCCTACCCGAGGTATTAAACCTCGACGACTTAAAGAAGGATGTTTTTAAGACATTCCAACTAAGAGTCGCCTATCACCGAGACAATTGTCAAGGTAAATGGGTTCAGCGGATTAATTCCGCTGACATTAGGACGGTAAAGAGGGATTCTGAAATGTCTGACACTTTACTTAGTAATAGTGACGGACTTTGTGACTTAGGAACTGGTACTACACCAGGACTCCATAGTTATATCCAGTTTCCCCTAGAGCCACCGGCGCAAGCGCCCGTGGTGGAAGTGGTTGCATTAGCAGAACCCGCAAAGGTTCGCTGCATCACAGTTGGTGAATCTGATCTCAAATGTCTCAAACCATTGCAAATGGCATTGTGGCAGTCTCTGAGTCAATATCCTGAGTTCTCCTTAACACATGGTGTTTCGGGAGGACGCGTGGACGATGACAAACTCTTGATTTTCAGGAGAATGGAGGATGAGATTAGACGGATTCACAATCCGGACTGTACCTGGTTGTCTGGCGACTATACGGCCGCAACAGACAACTTACCTATGTGGGTTACGGAGGCCCTTTTGGAAGGGATCCTTGAACACATAGGGGATGAGCCCACAAAAAAGTGGGCCCGGTACGAAACGGGGGCACATCATGTGCTTTACCCTGAATCGTCATGCATAGAACCAGGTGTACAAACCTCTGGTCAGCTAATGGGAAGTCTCTTAAGTTTCCCGTTGCTGTGCATGGCAAATGCTTTCATTGTAGAATATTCTGGCATTAAGCCGGGATCCTACTTAGTGAATGGAGACGACATTGTCGCCTCTACCACACATGCCTCAATTGAGGCATGGAAAGTAAATGCACCGCGTGTCGGACTTTCCTTGTCCATGGGCAAGAACTTCATATCTGAAGATTTTTGTACCGTGAACTCTCAGCTCTTTTTACGGAGTGAGGGAGTGATGTCTTTAAGACATACAGGAAAGACTGGTCTTTTGGCTAGGAGCAAGGACGATCCATTAGGACGTACCTACTCTGACTTCCAAGACTTTTATGGGACTGAGGATATATATCGTCAGACCTACATTCGACATAATTTAGAGGCTCTAAAGTTAACACCTTCGAGTCTCCAGGTACCGTTATCACACGGCGGCCTCGGGTCCTGTTTCACATATGGAGAAACAGTGAACCAGAAGCTGGCTAAAGAGGTATGGATGACAAAGCTAATTGCTAAAATCACCAAACCTTCAGATGCACAGTTCAACGAACTCACAGGTTACTGCCCCTTAAGGGTACCATACCTATGTCTGTCTGAAGCGGAAGAAATTCCAAATCAACAGGCTGAGAACGTTGTATCGGTTGTCAAGGCCCTTTTCCTCCCAGAGGAGAAGATTGACATTGACGGTGATGAGAAGGTAGAAGACCTAACTCATCGTCAGGTGGCTAAAATGAGAGATCAGTTGAAAAACGATCAGTCATATATTTATCCACTCCGATTTCTCACGCAGATGACAGAGCTAAAGATACAAAATCTTCCTGCTCTGGAATCGGTCAAGTTCAAGACTCACTTTGTGAGACGAACTGATTATTTGACACTGAGGTATAAATATCTCGGTGACTTCGCGAGGGAACTTGCATGTTTTGTTAAGGGAAGACCAATTGGTCAAACTCCATCTACAGAACTTAGCCTATCTACCTATGTTGAAGCCTTGGCTTCTCGTAAGGTAAGATCTCTTGTTCGGAAGCAAGAGGTTTCTATTGATGAACAGTCTATGGAAGGAGTCGAAGACGAATCCTTCTTGAACAGTGTTCTTGATGCGGTCCTGATCGATTCAGAAGAGAATCTTATCGGTGACTGCGAACCTGTTTGTAACACAGAGTATTTTCTGAGTTATGACTGTGCCATCAAGGGGCATGTGAACGAACAGGGATCCAAAGGTATCCCTGAGCTGGTTAGACCAGCTGAAGCAATCTATGATTGCAACCCGTGGAGGTATGACGACCCTCCGTACACGCACTAAAATGTGTTATGTCATCGCTCCTGTGGCATTTATCTTAAACCACAAAAGCGAAATCGACAGGTCATGTTTCTTCGGAAATTGGTTACTGCGAACAGATTTGTTATAGTCACTCTGAGGATTATTGCATACAGATAGGGAAGAACCCATACTGCAGCACCTTCGAGCAGATAAACAAACTGCCACTCCAGCCCAACAGACGAAGATCTG